GGAGCACGAGCTCACCCACGCCCTCAGTAAATCAAAGGCGATTATGGAAGAGCAGAAAAAGGACATGCGCTCCATCCTCGGAGAGATCGATGACATCATCTCGCTCGAGTTGTTTTCAACCGAAAGCACAGATCAAAAGCTTTCTTCAGCTGAGAAAAAAAGAAGCGAAACGATACATAAACTCGGCAAGCTTGATCACGATCTAACGAAAGAATACGCAGAAACCGAAGCGAACGAACAGTTCATCCAAGCTGACTTCCAGCAACTTCAAAACGCCACGAGCAAAGGAAAAAGCGCCACGCCGCTTCACTACAATGCCAAGGCGTACCGTGGAAGCGACATCCATAAGAAAAAAGGCGATATCTCAAGACATTCGGATGCTTATTTGACGATTAAAAAGGAAGAAGCGAAAGAGCGAGAAATCAAGGATCTGAAGAAAAAGCTGGCTGATGGTGTAACCGACCCGGATGAATACTTAGAAATCGCCAAAAAGGTTGGCTATGAGAATCTCACCCCTGAACAGCTTGAATTTGTTTCATTTCTGGAACAGCGTAAAGCTTTCATTGATAACGGAAAAGAAGCATTGCGAATCATAGGTGATGGCGCCAAAGGTCTGCTTGTAGGTGTATACGATCTTGCCAAGGATACCGGTGAAGGAGCACTTCAACTCGGACGGAATATTGGTTGGACAATTGACAACTTAAACAAAGATCCTCAAAAAGTTCTGGATACTGTTCTGGAATACGACTATCTAGGTGTCTTTCAAAGTATGGTTGACACATTGAAGGATGATTGGGATAAAAAGATGATTCACGGCGATGCATATACACGGATGCACTATGTTACTTACTTGGGCGGAAGTCTTCTGTTATTGAAAGGCGGAAAGTCCTCTGTCTCAACAGGCTCAAAAGATCTTGCTAAAGCTGGCGGCACAATTAAGAAAGGCGGAAAGTCTGTAAAACAGTTTTACAAATCTCCTGTCAATCGGTATACTCCTGCATTAGAAGGAATCCTTCAAGATGCTGAGCATACTATTAACGTAAAAAATACACCACTCCTAAAAGGAATAGCCGATTCCACTAAAGATAGGGTACTCTTTAAATCAATCAATGGTAAGTCATCAAAAAACAAGGCAGTTAAAAAAGGCCTTTCCAAAAAATCAAGAGAAGTTGCGCTTCCAAAGGTAGACACATATGAACAAGCTAGAAATGAGGCGCTAAATCTAATTGGTGATTTAGGAATAGATTCAAAGCCTTTTATAGGTACTTTATCTAAAAGCGCAGGCTTTGGTAAAGTTACTGGCCGAATGTCTGGAGATAATAAAGTCCTTTGGAGATTAGATTATGATCCCGAAAAGGGACCTCATATAAATGTTGAGGATTATAGAAATGGAAAAGGAGATAAGGCAAAGAAATATTATATACCTTTTAACGGAAACGAAGATACTTATAAATCCCTTTTAAAACATTTAAATAAATAGGAAGTGTTAATATGACCTTATACGAAGAATGTCTAGAAGCTCTTGGAGATAACAAAGAAGTCCTCACTATTTCTGAGACACGTAAATATCATGAGCAACTTGGCGAAAGTTTCCCCTTCACATCATGGGGAAGAATTAAATGGGATGAAGTAACTTATCACAGATCTATTGATTACGCTGAAGATATTGATGAATGGTTAGTTGAGAATAAAATAGATAATAAAACTGTTATTATCCTTTGGGCTTACGGTGATTATCCAGCTGTAAAAACCAGCTTAGACAACGCCTTAAACGTAATTGATGATGTAACTGCTGTAGGTTCAGATACCTTCATGTTCAGCGAATCTGGTTATGTTATTGAATTTTTCCATGATGGAGATGTAACAATAGGAAAAGCAATATGAAAATATTAGCCCTTCTTAGTTAAGAGAATCAATATGAATTTAGAGAAAAAAATGAAAGATATATTAATTAAAAGAAAAAAACTTAATCTAGTCGGGATGAAATAATTGAAGTACTCTCAGAAAACGAAGAAAATACAATCAGCTATCTAGAAAATTGTAATAAAGCAGATTTATATTGGGTCAGTGAGGTATTTGAAGATTTAGCTGAAAGTTTGCAAAGTAAAGAACTTATTGATTGTTTAAGAAAATTAGATGAAAAATACCCCTAGAAATGACAAATGATATTGATATAGCAGAAAGTTATATAGAATAAGATACGCACCATTTCTCAGATTTGAAGTTCATTTCTTGGTGGTGGTAAGCAATGATTGAAATTAAAGTTTCTGATCCTGTATTTAGATTTCTCGGTGGACATTTCCACCAAGATATAGAGTCTCCGGAAAATGCACTTGATGAATATTTAAATGAAGCATCACAAAAACTAAAAGAAAGAGATTTAATAGCACTAACTGAGTTTGTAAATAGTGATCATTCAGAAGAAGACAAGAATGAATTTATAGAGGAAGCAGCGGATGGTATATACTTTCCTGAAGATGATATAACTCCATTAGAATGGCTTAAGCAAGTCACTGAACAAATTAAAAAACACCTTAAAACAACATAGTTAGAAAAAGAGCCCTCTTATAAGAAGGGCTTCTTTTATAATTTCAATTTCACTTCTAGCTCCGCTTTCGTTTTTAGTCCGTAAATGCCGTATGTCTTCAAAACAAACATGGACTGAATCGTTCGACCGCATTTTTGATGACAGATAAATTGAAGTGGTATAAACTGCAGAAAAAGAGGGTAATAAAAAAACCCATAATAATGGACTTAATTTATATTCTTTTAATCTCATTTTATGGGATTTTTCCCATCTCTCTGATGAACAAAAAGTCGCTAAACCATATCGGCTGTATTAGATGTAGAGATGTATATTAATAAAGATGGCTCAATAGCTACTGCATATCCTTTATATAAAAAACCAAGGGAATGATTGATTTTATTATGGAATATTCATTTGAATGTAAAAGAGATCATTTAGGATACTTACGAGTAATTCTCCCCGCAGAGTTAGAATACTTTTCTGATTTCATTGAAGACATTGTTTCGGTAGATGAAGCTGATGAATACTTGAAATTGATTCAAGATGTATTGGATGGTTCTTCTGAAGAATATGAGATTCAACTAAATACAACCATTGCATATATAAAAGAAGATCAAACAGTCATAGAACACCTTTATACAGAAAATGAAAACGATAGAAGCTCCATGGAGACAGAAAAATTCAAAAAACTTATACTCGATTGGAGAGACAAGATCCCCCAAAGGTATAAGAGTGATGATTGAAACTTTAGGTCCCTTGAAATTCAAGGGACCTTTTTATTACTTAATACCGCTTCAAGTTTCACTTTGTTTTCGATCCGCAGTTACTATCTGGAGAACTCATTAGGAACCGTCTGACGAATTTTCGGTTTTCAGTGCATAATAGCTATCAATGCCATTTCCTTGCCCTTCTTACTGAAATAATGTAAGCCTCTAGAGCTGTTTCAATAAAAAGTAAAAAACCCTTGCTGCGCAAGGGTTTTGGCTATGATTCCGACTGGGCTCGAACCAGCGACCTCTACCCTGTCAAGGTAGCCGCAAGTGATCCGATAAGTCAGTCGGTAAGTCAAACGTTGGTATATTAGCGTTAAGTCATCGGTAAGTCAAACGGTTTTTATTTCGATATTCCGAATTATAGCGTATAGCACCGCCACCGCGCAAGTCCTCGAACCGTAACCCGCGATTTTATTCAAACGCCTGCCTGAAACGATCCATAAGCGATCCCCCACGATTTAAACGCGCCTTAACCGTCCAAGCCGCCTTCCTGAACCCTGCGTATAGGTAATCGTCAAAACGTCTAATTTCGTTCGATTTCGCTTTCATAATCGTTGCGTGCCACGCTTCAACGAAAGGCGCCGCATGTTCTTCGAGCCTGATCGTTCTGTCTACGCTGGCCTTAGCGCGAAGTAAAATCCCGTAGTATTTATAAATATCCTCTGCGTCAAAGTAGCGAGACATCGCGTTAAATATTTCGTCAGGCAATGCGCCTTTTAACGCTTCAGCCGGTACAGTTGCCGTATCTAATACGTTGTTTTGGTTTTTAGAACGCTTAATAGAATCCGATGGTTCGTTTTCCGTTTTCGGGGCCTCGGCCGTTGTCTCCGTTGGCTTTTCGGCCTGTCCGCGATTGGACATTGTCGACTGGTCATCTACCGGCAGGATCACGATTATGTTCGCGCCCTTCCCTCCGTTTATCTTCCGGGTGGTTGCGATTTTCTTAACGATGCCGAGCGTCGCCAATTTATTCAGGGCCCGACGCGCAGTCTTGACGGACTTACCGATGAGTTCCGCCAGCGTTTCCGCCTTCAGGTGCGCCGCCCCGCTGAACTTAACCGCATACCGGGCGATCTTCTTCAGCGCTTGGCGGTCAGTGTCGTTCAGGTCGTATGTATTGCGCTTGATGTGTTCGTAGACTGCCGAGTTTAGAGCAGCCGTTGAGTCAAACGTCTGATGCTCTGCTAAGTAATGCATAACGTTTCCGCCTTTACGTATATTTGTTAATACGTATTTTACGCATATACGTATATAGTCGTCAATATCAAATTACGTTTTTGCGTAAATTTCTTTTTTACGTATTTACGAAAAGCGTTTTGCGCATTATAATAAGATAAAAATGGACGGAGGTTACGTATGAGACGAGTGGTTTTACGTATCGATAAATTAATGGAGAAGCACGGACTAAACCAAGGCGAATTTTCGGAAAAGGTCGGAATACGCCCCGCAGCCATCTCTCAATTATCACGTAATCATGTGGTCCGGATTTCAATCGAACACTTGGATCGAATCGTGAATACGTTTGAAATCGACGACATCAGCGAGATCATAGAAATTATTTCCGATTGATAACCGAACACATATTCGCATATAATAAAGCCGGAGGTGTTCGGCATGACTAGCGATAACAAACTGTGGGCTTCGAGTTTTATCTTGCCGGAATTACGCGAAGGCTTTCAGCGATTGGCTGAAGCGAAACTTAAAGTAGAAAAGCCGCAATTGGACACGCAGCAGATCGAGGATATGGAAGTGACGGTCGCGCAATCGATGGAAGTAGGCGCAGATTTGTCGTTTGAGCTTTACGACGACGGATACATACGCGAAGTAATCGGTGCAGTTCATTACGTGGATCACATACGGAAGGAATTCCGTGTGAAGGACGCCAAGGGCGACACCAATTTCGTGAGGTTTGCGGATATCATAAACGTAAAAAACGCCCCATCCGGTTAAGGACGGGGCTTATCGTTATTGTTTTAGTGTGTAATTTCGCGTGAAGGTAGCTGAGTTTACTGCGTCATCTCCAAGCGTTTTGTAGATATTCCAAGATAGGTTTACGCTTGTCACTTCGTTCGGAGTTGTATTGGACATAGGCCAAGCGTAGAAAAAATCGAGACGATCGCCCTTCTTCTTTAATTTATTCGTGCCGTCATCAACTACTTTTATCACTTCTTCCGGACCTAATTCCTCTCCGGTGTTAAGCTTGATTGTTTCCGCTGCCGGATACGCTTCAAAGGAAGAATGCCCGATGTTTTCTATCGATCCTTTTATCGCAATGTGGGCGCTTGATGGCGATATCAAAATCCGATCGATTTTAATATCTAGCCCATCGTAATTTGCCTTATCATTCATTTCGGCTGAATAAGCCCAAATAGCACTATCTTCACCTAGATTTTCATTTGTGCTCACTTCCTCAGCTTTTGCCGTACTGTCTTTGTTATGAGGCTGCGAATCAGATGAACACCCACCGATTAAAAACGCAGCTATTAACGCAGAAAAAAGTAGCCCAACCCGCTTCAATACGATCACGACCTTTTTCTTCTAATGATAACTTATTTTTCAGTTATGTAAACGGACACCCACGTATTCATACGCAAGCGCCCGCAAAAAGTTCCGTTATTTTATTTCGTAGTTCCCTCTCGCTTTGTTCCGATTTCGAAAAGACCCGTCGCTGCTAGACCCGCAAAGCCGCCGGCCCACAAACGCAGCACCAAGTCGAGGTCAGTAAACGGATAGGCAATCGCGCCCAATCCGATGCCGATGACGAAACTGAGAGCCGGCACAATATTCGTCGGCAGCTTAACCGTTTTCTTAACGAGCTGAACGAGCGCCGTTAAGATAGGCGCGAGGATAGTCGCGAAAATTAATACTTCTTCCATAATTATCGTCTCCCTTTTCGTTTATTTTACTGTTGCGCCTGTTGTTTTTCCGGCATAGATGTTTACCTTTCCGAACTGGTCCGTCTTGATCGTGTACACGTCCGTTTGCGGATTCGCAAGAATTTCGTATTTAAGGCCGCCGAATTTCTTAGGACGCAATAATCCGCATTCGTTCCCTTTGACCGGCGCTTTATTCGTAGGATAGATGCGCCATGAGGCGGCAGACGCCGGAAGGTAGACGTATTTCTTGCCGCTGGATGACGGCTTAGAAGAGCCGGCCGCCCCCGTCAGTTTTAACACTTGGCCGACCGAAATCTTATTCGCATTCTTAATGCCATTGTATGCTTGTAACTTCGCCATACTGACGCCTGTTTTCACCGCAATTTCGGACAAAGTGTCTCCTTTCTTAACGGTGTATGTCGATCCGGACGTCTTGGTTTCTGTCTTCGCTGGTGAAGATGGCGCGCCGCTTATACCGGCCTTAAAAGAGTCCCACCGATCAAGCAATTTGCGCGGACAATACTTACCCGACCAGTGTTGATGTGGAACGACATTTGCAAGGGAAATGCCCTGCTCCTTCATGAGCTTTTTGATCAGCCATTGAGCATTCGCCACGGCTTTCTCAAAATCCCCATCGCTATTCTCACAAATTTCAATGCCGATAGATTTCCGGTTGCCGTTTCCGCTGTTTCCGTCTCCCGCGTGCCATCCGTTTTCATTCAATGGCAGATGTTGATATATCTCTTTTTCGTCAACCGTAAAGTGCCAGCTGGTGGGTGTTTCCGGATTTTTCTCATAACGGGCGTGCATGGCTGCGTTTGCCCCTCTCGCCGTGTTCGCCGTGTTGTGAACTGTGATGTATGCCGGATTCATTGCGTATCCCGGTCTGTTATTGTGTCCTACTGGAATAAAGTCCTTTGTGATTTTCACCATGTTTCATCGTCTCCTTTTTCATAATTTAAAAAGCCCGCCGGGACTCTCACCTGACGGGCGTGTTGCGTTTAATCGGTTATTCTCTTCCGCGGAATTTCTCTTCGAGTCTATCGATCTTGTCGATGATGACGTCGTACTTATCGCTAAATTTATCGAGTAAGTCCTGTAGCCGCGATTCGCGCTCCCTATTCGACTTCATTACGTAAATCAGCAGCCACGTAAAAAGAACCGCGAACGGTCCCTGCGTTAAAAAATATTTGAGTACGTCTAATTCGCCGCCGTTCAATAACTACGCCTCCTTTTCGTTATTTACTGAGTTACGATAGAACCGTCAGTCTTCTCAGAAGGCTCTTCGCCGGGAGTCGGGTAGTCCTCTCCGGTAATTTCCTTGTATTGTTCCAACGTAATCTTTCCGTACCGAACAGCATCTGCAACCATTTCTTTCGTCCAAAACCCTCGCTCATACCAACCTTTGATACTGTTATACCAATCCATTCAAGCACCTCCCGTTGTTGTAGTCATCATTTCGTAAGCTAACTGTGCGTTCTCTTTTTTGAGTTCTTCATATTTTGCCTGCATAAGCAATAACTCGTAAGCGAGCCCCGAATCCTGAACCAGAAGATCTTCCAGAAAAATAGTGGTGTCTTCCACGTGTCGCCCTCCTTTAAGCTAATGGAATCGTTATATTTACAGAGATTTTACTAATTCCTGTCTCACTTTTTACGGTTCCGCCAGCCAGATACAAGTCGCCGTTGACTCGGTAATCCATTCGCAAGTATCCGTATGTTCCGACAGTTGCAACAAGGAATTCGATCGGATTTTTTATCTTCGGCAATCCTGATGCGATGATCGTATTAAACGTAGACTTAAATCCTCCATTAAGCTGAATTTCATCTCCTCCATTTTTAGTTCGGAACCGCAACGGGGATGCAGCGTCAGTGATTGCACCGTTTATTAAAGGAATGACCGTCCACACACTCGTGAGTTGCCCCACTTTTGTGTCTGCATAGGCTTTAGCGTCTGTCAGTGCTTTATCTGCCTTTGATTGCGACCCTTCTACCGATTCGAGTTCGCGCCACGACGTCCATGAATCTGAACTCGCGACCTTATTACGCATAAATTTCCGCCGGCCCGAAGACGTAGAATCGTTGCTGCTATAGGACGTGTATTCCTGATACGCGTACGTGCTGTAGTTATTAACGATAAGATAGCCGTTGTTATTTACCGGGGCGTTTAATGCCGTCGTTGCGCCGCTCATATAATAGAAGCCGGTATCTGTAACCGCATTAAAATCGATGTCTGTCATGTACTGTGCCACGCCAGTATCCTGCGTCAATTTAAACAACTGCGATCCATTCCACTTTTCCTTCTCAACTTTTGATGTGTGGCGTTCTCCGTTGTTGTCGTGTTGGCGAAACGCATAGTAGTCGGCCTGTCTAACATTTTCGACGTTACTAAGTCCGATCTGATCCTTTGTCACTGAGTGCGGATTATCAGTCCGGCCTGCGTGTGTGTCCGTGTACGCTTTGCTGTCCGTTAAGGCCTTGTCGGCTTTTGCCTGAGCACCGTCTGGCGTCTCCTGCTTCACATTCTCAACGTTCCCCAAACCGATTTGTGATTTCGTTACGCCATGCGGATTGTCCGTCCTTTTCGTATGAGTGTCCGTATACGATTTCGCATTCTTTTCCGCAGCATCCGCTTTTGCTTGCGCCCCTTCTTTCGTTTCAATATTTTCAAGGTCTTCGAATTTCTTGCGCAGCTCTTCGACTGTTTCGACCACTTCGCCGTATAAGTCGTTGATTTGTTGGCGCAACGCTTCGAAGTCATCCACGTAGTATTCCGCCAACGGTACGATATCCGTATCAATCAGCGCCTTGTCGATGGTAAACGAAAACTTATGGATGGAAAGCGCCTGCTTATTCGCGTAATACAGGTAAAGTTCCGCCTGCACATCGCCACTGTGTCGGATCTCTTCGGCAGACAGAACGTACTGCGCAACCCCTTCGACTTTATCCGTAATATCTACACTTCTTATGAACCGGCTGCCGTCCGCCATAAACATGACGAGCTTTCCGGTAACGGCAGACAACGGCAATGGGACGCCATCCTTTGTTAACGAGAAGATTAAACGCGCCGTATCGATGTCTTGCGTGCTGAACTGTATTGCGGTTTTTATGTTCGTTTTCGTCCTGCTCGTCACCTCGAACGCAAGTGGTGCGTTATTGTGTATCACTGCAAAACCTCCTTAGTGCTGTGGCGTAACGATCATTTGCGCTACACCGTAGCCTTTTTCCGCATCATACGGAGATTTGATTTTCATAACGGTCCCATAGCCGCCGCTTTCTGCTTTAGTCGCGATGCCGCCAATTGCTGATACGCTATCCCCTACGTTCACTGTTTCGTCAATCCTGACAAAGACTTGGCCGATCAGACCGATGACATGCCATTCGTCCCGAGAGTCACGCGGCACATATTCAAGAGTCGGATCATAGTCGGGGTTTAATTTTGGAACGCTTAACTCTTCGCCGCCATCGATAACCGTTTCGTAAACCAAGCCGCCGAATTCGTTTCTCTCGTACTGCTCGTTCCAATAGAACGCAGCACCGCCGAGCACCACGCCCGCAGTTTCCGAAACCACTCCGAGAATCTTATCTCCCTCGCCTGCTTTTCGTATCTTTTCGCCTTCTAGCGCGACGAGACAGCTTGAATCAATCTTCTTACCGTCAGCAGATTCGAAATACTCCGCGAAGTCTTTGAAATCTGAGACGCTCTCCACTCGCCCTGTGCCGCGAATATGGCCGCCAGTCGAATCGAGTTCCCATCTCGTATTTCCGACCGAGGCGCTTCCGCTTCCGTAGCCCCCTCTGACGCTGTATCCGTTATCGTTGATAACCCCGTTGGCAGCGAGTACGACCCTCGACGGCCCGTCACCTTTTGTATGTGAATTGTTTGACGCTATAACCGCTTGACGAGAAGCTGTTGTGGATGAGCCACCGCTGGCGCCTAAAACGACGTTTCTAGGTCCTTTCGTTGTACATCCGCCTGTGGTCGCAATGACTGCGCTTGTTTTGTCTACCGGATGTCCTGATGTCGAAGCTGCCCGAAACCCGCCTTTAATGTTATTGGGAACGAATGAATACTTTTGCCCTCCGAGAATTGCCGCATCCTTATAACCATACGACCGGACCATTGAAATATTTGTTTGTGTATTCGGAGACGTAACACCAGCCGTACCTCCCGACGTGTGCAGAATTCCGTTATCCAGATTGACGTTGTACACACCGCCTCCGATCTCGATGCCATTATGAGCCGAATCGTGAATAACGAAGTCCGAGATGAAGACGTCATCCGTCCGTTGATCGCCGCCAGTCACCTTAACATCGCACCCTGCATTTTTAAAGCCCGACACTTGGAGGTTCGTGACGCTTATTTTCCGACTTTTATACTGAAACGCGATTACTGAGTTACCTCTGTAGTCGTATGTTGGGTCGCCTATAGCCGTAAACCCGATTATCTTAACGCGTTGGTAAGCCGATACGACTAGCGCCCTCGGGCCTATTCCTTCGTATAGAGAATTAAATACGGGTTCTCTGGCTGTACAATCGACCAACGTCACGTCCCTTGCCGTCTCGCTCCACGGATCTGATACGAGGTGGTGCCCGATGTGACGCAAATCAAATGATCGAACATCACGAAAAGATTCGTGACCACGGATATGGACGTTACATGGAGCCGGCCACTTAGCGTGTGCTTTGACTTCTACGCCCCGAACATTTCCCTCTGTATAATTATCTACAACCCATACATGCTTGGAGCCGTCATCCACTTCAATTCCGTTTGAATTTGAGGCCCCTTTATCGTGGGCTTTTCCGCTTGGGTATGTCATTACGTTGTGAGTAATGAAAATATATTCGCTATAATGCGTGGTGATTCCGTCATCCCCATATCCAGACCCGATGCAGCGATCAACCCATACGTATTTACTACCTTTTGCGGTGTAATCTTTCGTTGAAATATTGTAGGTAGGTGCCGTTATGTCAAAACAATGAAGACCCGGATTAATCCCCTCTACTTCCCGGACGATACCGAATTTCACTTGCGCAAAAGTTAAGCAGCTTGAATGAATGCCCCCGGTTGAACTCACGCCGCCTTGCCGCTCCGGATTCCAGTCGAGGGACATTCCTTGGACTACGATGTTCCGGTTGCCGGACTCCGGGTCCGCGTTAATAATGACCCACTCACTGGCCGGCGTATCCTCGTGCAGCTTCAGCGTAGTAACGCCCATACCTTGGCCGATCAAATACGTCCATGACGGCAGTTTGACGCCTTTAACGATATACGTCCCGGCCGATAGATTTAGCCGCACCTTACCGTTCCCGATCGCCTTTTTAAACGCTTCTGTACTATCGTTAACACCAGTCGGATCGGCTCCGTAGTCATCAACGTTTACATCGCGCTCAATTTTGCGTAAAAGCTTGTTATACTCTTTGTCGAGTCGCTCTTTCAATAAAGGCGCGATGTTTCCTTCCGCGTCTACACGAGCGTCAACGACCTCTTTTACGTTTGTACCATCCGCGTTAAGGATCAGATTTCTGATACGGTTATACAGGCCGTCGATATATGTGCGCAAAGAAAAACCGCCATGGTCGATTTGCTCCGACGTGTGGGCGGTTTTCGCGTTCTTATGTGCGGCCAATTCCGTGTATGATCCTTTAATATCGTCCGCAATATCATCGAGGTTTTGGTTGTGGTCGTTACGAAAAACACGGTCCCACGCCGCCCCGGCCTTTCTGTACGGAAATTTCGGCATTGTATTCCTCCTCGTTATTTATTCTCTAGCGCGGTCAGGCGCTTGTTTATAGATTCGAGCTGTTGCGAAAGTGTCGATATATCCACCGCAGCCGTACCGACCTTGATGCGCTTCAGCTTTGCGAAGTCGGCTGCGCTCATTAAGCCGTCAGTCGTTTCGGTAGCCAGCGAGACAGAAACTTGACCGTCGGGCCCTAATACGATACTCGCCAGCTTCACGTAGTCCGACGAACTCATAAGACCGTCAGTGGTTGCGTTTGCCCGGCCGTACGTAGGAATCGTCAGCTTTGTCGGATCGTATCCGTCTTCGTAAATCGCGTCTTTTCCGATGGTTATGTTTCCGCTTATGGCGCTGCCTTTCACTTTCCCAGTTGACGTATCGATAAGCTTGGAGAGCGTACTCTGCGTACGACCTAGTTTTGCGACAGTTTTACTGATGTTCGGCCGCAATTTTCCGAAAGTAAAAACAGACGGTTTATTCGGATCAGAATAAGACTCGACACTGACAACGCGTAGCTTGGTGCGAAGATCAAATGGTTCTAATATGCACCACACGTAATCGCCTTTTCGGATGTCCTGCATTTTCAAAGCTTCGACTTCTACATATGTCAAACTGATAGATATTTCAATCTTATCGGTCAGTTCTTTCTCTAGCCGCTGCTCAAGTTTCCCCTCGTCCTTTGCCGTGTAAGAGTCGTCGAATATTGGATTTGCGTGTTTAATTCCGTAGATTGCAGCCAAAGGGCTTTTGTATTCAGCTTCGACCGCATATTTCCCTGTCTTGTCGTCTTTCTTTCCGAAGCCCTTGATAAACGTTTTTATAGAAGAGGTGTCGATTTCCTGTGTCGGATCTTTTACATTTACTCGATCGCGAATAACATAGTCTGTATCTCTCGCTATCTCCTTCGCGAAGTACACTTTCTTTCCAATACATTCATATTCCGCCGAGTATTTTTCTTTTATATCGTTTAACAGTCCGAGCGAGTATCCATTCCCAAAATCCTCTACTTCAAATGAATCACCAAGACCATCCGGTACAACTTCGTAAGAATACCCGGAGCCTTTTAATGCGATATCCAGCATATCTTCGAGGTAAAGTTTTTTCTTTTTCCCCGAAGTCTCGTACACGTAATTTTCTCCGAGATCTGAAAATGATCGGTGCAGGGCCGTAATGTCGACCTTTAGTCTCTTGCTCCCGATCGGTACGTACCGTGTCTTTCTGATAACAAATTCCTCATCTTCATAAAATAGAGAACCCTCATTTTGTATCAGTGGAAAGGAGTGCACGTTCCGTTCCGTCTGTATAACTGATACATCTAAAGATCTACCGTTATCGATTTCATCTTTCTTTGTCACGCTGAAGTCCGTTAATGCTTCGACTTGATTAGCGAGATTTTTTACAATCAGACTCGACATGGCACACCTCCCTACGCGTAATAGTGGAATCTGAAATCAAACGCAATCTCAAAATCCCCAATCGACCCGCTTAATTCGAATTCATTCCATCCGGGCTCTAGCGTGATAAGCCCGAAATTTGTCTGACCGAAGATGCTAACGTTCCCCTTTTTCGCAGTAACGCCGGAAATTTGAATCGCTTCCTTCGCAGTGGAATTGCCGGAAAACGTCCACAGGTCGCCTGTTGTTCTGTTTTTGATCGACAATTTACTTGACTCGCCTTTATACGTGATTTTTAAAGGCATGTATCTCGGATCTAAGCGAACGGCTCCCGCATTGAAAATACGAAAAGCCTTCGTCTTGTGTTTGTACGATGGGATATCATCCGTCAGCCCTTCGCCTATCTGCCATTTGTTCGCATCAAACGTAAACGCATCCAGTGTGGTGCCGACTGATTCGCAATAAGTCGAGGCGCTTTGGAAAGTCAGCGTAAAGTCTCCGAAGCTGCCGATTCTGTCAGGCGTGAATGATGCGCTCAGCTCGACTCGCCATCGCTTTTTCGGCGTCGCTTCCGAAACTAAAAAGAACTCCTCCTCGCGATGAAGCGCGTGAAAGAGTTCCGCTTGTAATAAATGAAAATCAACGTCATCCGCTCCGAGCAAGAGACATTCGGCAGTCAACGTTCGGGCCCCGAAGTTTTTTCCTACTCGAACTAAGCCGTCTCTCCCCGGAATCGTTTCGTAATCGATATCGGGAGTGGGCGAAGCAATCTTGAAACTCCGTACAAGGACCGATAAATCGCGAGCCATATCGATTATGCGTCCATCCTTGTAAAGTATCCGGAAGTTGCTATCCGTAATAGGGACACCGGATGGAGGCGTTGTATAAACGCTTGAAAAAACATCGATAGATACCTCAGGCTCCTCAACGACAACCGGAGCCGGGTTGTTTGTCTCCGGCGCAGAAGGAGTAGATGGATTCGACGGTGATGGGGCGGTGTCATACTTCGTCAGGTTGTACGTTTCAATAATTCTGTTAAGCTTTGACGCGTAAGATGGGTCCGTTGCATAACCGGCATCTACTAGCGCAGCAGTCGCTTTCTTGTAGTTTTTCTCACCTACGACCGCCTTATAGTGATTCGGGTCCCAACTGACGCCGTTTACGTAAAGCTTCGCAAGGTCTTGCATCGACTCATACCACGTCGGGTACTTCCGGAACTTGGCGTCCACTTGAACGTTCCTTCCGTTTATTACTTCCCACGTTTTCATGATGACGTATTTTCCGTTATATTCGCCCTTCACTCCGAAAAGATTCTTTCCGTTAACGGCAAGACCACTGGTACCGTAGGCGCTTTCTAAGCACCCTTGCGCGATTACAAGACTGGCGAGAATTTTATAATTCACGTATATTTTCTGCGCATCCGGGGCGATTTTCTTTATGAAGTCCGTATTTCCCATTCATAATCACCTCCCGCTCCTTAGACTTTCTATATCGAGGCCATCTTGCTGGATCGCGCTTATATGCGGCTCAATGACGTGGCCTAGTTCGTATCCATCTACGATTATGGAAGCGCCACCCTTCGTCTTAATCGCCTGCTCAATCGAACTGAGCGCGCGCAACATATCCGAGGATAAGCCAGACTCTCCTCCGAGCCCTGACGTATGCCCTGCGTCTATCATTCGCATAAGATTCGCCTGCTGCGCTTCAGTAAGCACCATTTCGTTACGCAGGGCCCGGATATCGACTTCGTGGCTCATCGGATTAGCGAATTGAGACGCTAGGCCGCCGATGTGAAGTTTGTTGATCTGCCCGAGGCCGATGACGCCGCCAGTGTGGTA